CTTCTCGCTAATGATAAGTTTATTTTAGCTGATGATATGGGTCTTGGAAAAACAACTTCAGCAATTATTGCCTCATTAGAATGTGAGGCAAAGAAAATTCTCATTGTTTGTCCCGCGTCTGTTAAAATAAATTGGAAAAAAGAAATTGAAAATTATTCTAAAGAAAGGGTTTTGATTATTGAAGGTCGTAAATGGGGTTCAACATTCAAATATTATATTATAAATTATGATATTCTTAAAAATTATCACACAACTGACAAGAAAGAAGAAAATGAAGATTACAAATTAATAGTTAACGAAAAATTTGACCTTGCAATTGTTGATGAGGCTCATTATATTTCCAATACTACTGCCAATAGAACAAAACTATTAAATGATATTTTGGAAGTAATTCCCAAAGTATGGTTATTAACAGGAACTCCGATGACTTCGAGACCCATTAATTATTTTAATTTGTTAAAACTTGTTGACTCTCCTGTTGCTTTAAACTGGCAGCACTATGTTAAGAGATATTGTAGAGGATTTAAAATGAGAGTTCGAAGTGGTGAAAGCACAAGAACTGTATGGAACACTAGTGGTGCAAGCAACTTGGATGAATTAAGGGAAAGAACAAAAAATCTTATGTTACGAAGAATGAAGGTTGAAATTCCAGGATTGCCTGAGAAAATTATTTCAGAAATCTTTTTAGAGCTAAAAAGCACTTATTATAATGAAGAGTTAGAAGAATTTATGAGGATTACGGAAGAAAATAAACACCGTACAACGCTAAACATTGAAACTCAGGAAGAAGAGCCAGATAGGGAAAATGTGGTTGCGGTTTTAGGCCGTCTTATGAAGGTTCGTCAGGTTCTTGCATTTGAAAAAATACCATATACATCTGAGCTAATTGATAAATGCCTTGAATTAGATAAAAAATCAATTGTTTTTTCTAATTTTACAATGCCAATCGATATGTTGCATGAAAAATATCCAAAAAATTCAATAATATTAGATGGCAGAATGAGCACAGTAAAAAGGGAAGAAGCAATAAATAGATTTCAGACAGACCCAAAGATAAAAATTCTTATCGCACAGATTATTGCTGGTGGAATTGGCATTAATTTAACCGCAGCTGAGGTAGTTATTATGAATGACCTTTCATTTGTTCCTGCTCATCACTCGCAAGCTGAAGATCGGGCATATAGAACGGGTCAGGTAAAAAATGTCCTCGTATATTATCCGATATTTGAAAACACAATTGAACAAATTATATATAACATTTTAGAAAGAAAGAAAAACATCATCGACCAGGTTATGGGCGATGGTCAATATTCTGCGGGATTTGGTAAAGAATTAATTAAGGAGTTGTTTTAAGATTATCGACTAAGATGTCGAGCTCTTTAGCAAAATTTACGTCATTCTCATTACTTTCATATATTGTAATTTTAATATATGTGTCAGTACGTTCAATTATATTCTCTCCTTTTTCATCAGAAATTGATTGAATTGATAAAGTTAGTTTATTTTCAAAGCACCGCTTAACTAATTCATGGATTAAATATGGAATTCCTCTTGTCACAATCGTAAATATAAACTATTTATGTAATAAAGTCAAATATGGCAACAGAAGTTATTAATTCTACCGATAGAGAAAAATTATACACTCAGGTTATGCACCTTTTAGGAAATCCTGTTCGGGGTATTGAATTGTTAGAAGAACAGATGGACACATTCTTGGAGTTATCTTTATCTGAATATGAACAATATGTTAGTGATTGGTTGATTGAATCACAATGGTCAGCATTAGCAGGAATCGATGTAGATACTCAATCGTTAACAAGAGCATTTACCACTAGAAGTTTAAATTATGAAACCCAATATACCCACGCGTATTCAAAAATCGTTGGTTTACAAGCTGGTGGAAATAGTGAAATGAAAAAAGATTTTTTTAGTTTAGTTGCGGGACAACAAATGTATGTAATTCCTGCAGGCCGTGAAATTAACGAGTTATTGTGGTTTACAAGGGCAGAATTATCCGATTCAATCATTGACCCATTCTTGGGTGGTTTTGGTGGTCTCGGTGGCGTTGGTTTTGGTGGCGTTGGTGGATTTGCTCAAGTTGGACAGTCTGGATCTTATTTTATGTTACCAGCTTTTGACCTTTTATTGAGGATGCAAGACAGAAACATTAAAAACAGATTAATTGGCGGAGAATTAACATATAGAGTTACAGCAGGACCCAATGGAACGAAACATGTTCACTTATATAATGTTCCAGGTGGTAGGTTTGACTTCGGGTCTATAAGTAAAAACAATTGGAAAGTTTGGTATTGGTACTATGACACGTTTGATAGAGATAGTTGCCTCGATATGAATAAAGATATTATTAAATTACCATCGGATGTTGAAACCGAGATTCTAACATGGGACAAATTAAATAAGCCAGCTCAAAACTGGGTAAGAAAATATCTTATTGCATATTCCAAAGAAGGCCTTGCAAGGATTTGGGGTAAATTTTCTGGAGAACTCCAAGTTCCAGACAGCGCTGTTAAATTGGACTATCAATCATTATTAACTGAAGCTAAAGATGAAAAGTTTAAGTTAATTGAAGAATTAATGGCAAGGTTAGAAAGATTACGTCCTGACAAATTACTTGAAAGAAAAGCAAACGAGGCTAAATTTTTAAACGAGGCGTTAAAATATAGAGCAATGCCGAGCCCATACAACGTTATCTAACAGAAATTGAAAAAATATATTATATTCATATTATTAATCTTATTGGTTGGTTGTGCTCCAACGAGTAAATCCTTTTATAAGAAAAAACACCCAACAGAAAATAGAAAATCATATACCGAAAAAAGAGGGTTAATGCTTCTCAAAAACAGTCAATTGGGAAGAAACAAATATATGCAGTCCAAAAATTATAATAAAACCCTAAAAAAAGCACATAAAAAATATAAAAAATGAAAAGAGAAGATTGTGAATCAATTAATAATACGCATGAACCAAAATGTCAGAATCGGTTTATTGTGGAATTTCCCAGAGAATTCGGTATTCAAGAATGGCTCGTAAGTATTGCCAGCAAACCTAAATATATACTTCGAACATATGATTTTAAAGGTAATACAGTTGGTGGAAGATGGGAAGATATGATGGTTACATTTAAAGATCCAATTGGCCCATCATCAACTAAACCGTTATATCAATTGATTAAACTCGTTGAGGAATTGAAGAAAATAACCCTACCAGGTTTACCTCTCTTTACATATAAAATTTTTATGCTAGACCCAACAGGTATTACCGTAGAAACATGGGAAATTGGAGTTCAAGATATTATTTCCATTGAATTCGGTGAGAATTTAGATTATTCATCTGATGAATTCGTGTCGCCAAAAATTACAATGAGACCGTTGTATTGCCTTTTACACATGTAAATATTTTTTTATTTCATTTTTTTTGTTTATATTTTTGAATTAAGACAAATTACGGAAGTCCGTAAACTAATGTGTCACACTAAAATTTATAAACATGCCAGAAGTTATTTCCCAGGAAGTTATTGAAAAATTCCTCAACGGAGCAGATCCAGAAGAATTCATTGTTGGTATTGAATACGATTACAGAACCAACACAATCTATAAAATCATTCAAGACCCCATAAAGGGTAAGATAGTTAAACAAGACACATTAATTCCGTTCTTGTGGGTCGGTGATTTAACTGCTCTCAATTTTTATCAGGGGAGTAAATCACTTCAAAAAAAGAAAATGGCGGAGTATAGTATTATCATCGAGCCATTACAAACATATGATGATATTCGGCTTGAGAACGGGCTTCGTTATATAGTAAAGAGCCTTAAAGGATATACTGAGTTGCTTAATTTTTTTAAACAAGGTGGAATAGATCCGTGGGGAGAAAAAACAAAGCAATATTTTCAGATATTAAACCCAGCCGAGCAATATCTTATACAGAAGAAAAAGAGATTATTTAAGGGAATTGATGATTATGAAGATGTGTTTAGATTGGTGTTCGACATCGAAACTACGGGTTTAAATCCTGAAACGGACAGAATAATCCTAATTGGGGTTAAAACTAACCGTGGTTTACAAAAAACAATCAGTGCTTTTGGGGAAAATGGAGAAAAACGATGCATTGAAGAATTTTTTAATATAATTAGGGAGTTAAAACCCACAATTATAGGTGGTTATAACTCCGCGTCCTTCGATTTTCCATTTCTTATGAAAAGATCTGAAATTGTTGGAGTTGACGTTAAAAAATTAACGCAAATTCTCTCCCTTGAAGGAATAAAATTGAAGGAAGGAATTTTAAAACTAGCAAATGAGATCGAACCTTACAATCAATTTGTAATTTGGGGGTTTAATATCATTGATATTTCACATTCAGTCCGCAGAGCGCAGGCGATTAATTCCGAAATCAAATCATGGGGACTAAAATATGTCACAAAATACTTAGAAAAGGAGAAATCAAATCGTGTTTATGTTGATGGGGCGTATATTTCCAAAATTTATTTGGGAAATAAGGATTATTATGTAAATCCAAAGAGTGGAGGATGGAAACAAATTGGGGATCCTGGAACTGAAGGACTTTTAGAGAGATATCCAGGTAAATATGAGGTTTGGCCAGGAAGAAAAGTAATAGAACAATATCTTGACGACGATCTATATGAAACTATGGTTGTGGACGACTCATTTAGTCAGTCAACATTTCTATTATCTAAATTAGTGCCCACAACATATGAAAGAATAGCCACAATGGGTACTGCAACTCTGTGGAAACTCATTATGTTAGCTTGGTCATATGAACATAATCTTGCAATTCCTGAAAAAGATGAAAGAAGAGCAATTACAGGTGGATTGTCCCGTCTTCTTAACGTAGGATACGCTAAAAATATCGTGAAATTCGACTACGCATCTCTTTATCCTTCAATTCAATTGGTTTATGATGTATTTCCAGCTTGTGATGTTATGGGTGTACAAAAATCAATGTTGAAATATTTCCGTAATATTCGTATCAAATATAAAAGACTCGTTGCAGAATTAAAAGATACTAATCCAGTTCTATCCGAGAAATATGATAGGAAACAGTTACCCCTCAAAATCTTTATCAACGCATATTTTGGATCTTTATCAGCTCCAAAAGTGTTTCATTGGGGAGATATGAATATGGGGGAAACAATTACTTGTGTTGGAAGACAATGTTTACGTATGATGATTATGTTCTATATGAAAAAAGGATATATTCCTTTAGTTATGGATACGGATGGTGTAAACTTCTCTATGCCAGAAGACATAGACTCCCATGTTTATATTGGTAAAGGGTTAAATGAATTAGTGGAAAAGGGAAAAGAATATAAAGGAATTAATGCCGACACTGCCGAATTTAACGATATCTTTATGAGAGGTGAAATGGGGTTAGATATTGATTATGTTGCCCCCGCTTGTATTAATTTGTCAAGAAAAAATTATATTATCAAAAAAATTGTAAAAGGAAAAGAAAAAATAAAATTAACAGGTAATACCGTAAAATCTAAAAAATTACAACAATATGTTGTTGAATTCTTGGACGAAGGGTTTAAATATCTTTTGAATGGTGATGGAATATCATTTATTAATCTATATTACTCTTATATTGAAAAAATATATAATAAAGAAATTCCATTGGCTAAAATTGCTAATAAAGCCCGTGTTAAACAAAGTGTTGAGGACTATAAAAAGCACATTAAGAAAACAACAAAGTCAGGTTCTCTTATGGCAAGACAAGCACATATGGAACTCGTTTTAGAAAACCAATATCCTGCAAGTCTTGGTGAAACGATTTATTATGTAAATAACGGAACAAAGAAGGCTTGTGGTGATGTTAAAAAAGTAGGAACTTACAATCGAAAATGGACAGGAAAAGAAAAACAAGAATATTATATTGCACACGGAAAATTTCCTCCATATGATGAGACTCATATTGAAGTAAACTGTTATATGATTAAAGAGTCTGATATTATAAACGATCCCGATATGAAAGGAGAGTATAATATACCATTATATATTAATAAGTTTAATAAACATGTCGAACCCCTTCTAGTTGTCTTCAAGCCAGAAATTAGGGATGGATTATTGATTGAAAATCCAGAAGATAGACAATATTTTACGTCGCTTCAATGTGAACTTGATAATGGTCACCCATTGAAGCCTGAAGGCCAGGATAATTTGGACGAAGTTATGACGTTATCTGATAGTGAGGTGATATTTTGGAACAGAGTAAATCGGGATCCATATTTCATGTATGTCGAAGACAGTCTTTCACTCATTGACCAATATTGGGTCGACTACAATAGAAAAGTTGTTAGATTGGAGGCCAATAGTAGCACAAATAATCCAGAGGATGAAATTATTAATAATGATGGTAAGGATTTAGCTTATCATGCAACCAATGTTTAGTTTATGTGTATATAGAGTTTTTCTCTTATCGGTACAATAAGTTTTGTGGTTGGGGTCTGATTTTCATCAGTAAATTGAATTGTAAATTTACCTTCGTATTTTCCAATCTCAGATGTTTGTAATTCAGTAAAACGATAGACGATATAATATTCGTCTGTCGTTTGATTGTATTTTTTCGTCCTTAAAGCTAATTGGCATGGAGACCCCAAAATGAATGGTATTCCTGTTTTAACGTCTGTCATATCAAAAGTTATATCGGAATTCTCCAATAGTTCGTTAAATGATGACTTATCGTTCTTTCCGTCATCAATCAATCTCATTTTTAATATCGGGTCTGTTGCCCCTTGTCTTATAAAAAAATCAA